TTACTGCCACAACAACCTCTGTTGATTATTTGATTGTTGCCGGTGGTGGTGGTGGTGGGGGCTCCTTTGGCGGTGCTGGGGGCGGAGCAGGTGGGTATCGAACAGGTAGCGGTTTGGCTGTTATTCCAGGGACTTCATACACAATTACTGTTGGCTCTGGTGGCGCTGGCGGAGGCAATAACACAGGTTCAAGCGGTAACGACTCGTCTTTGGCTGGTCCTTCTCCCTTTTCAACCATAACATCTGCGGGCGGTGGAGGCGGTGGCGGAAATGGTAATTCTGGTGGTTCTGGGGGTTCTGGTGGCGGCGCTTCAAATGGTTCAGGCGCTGGATCTGGAAATGTTCCAAATGTATCCCCCTCCCAAGGGAATAGCGGCGGAGCTGCTCCTTACCCAACGTTTAGCGCAGGTGGCGGAGGTGGAGCTGGCGCTGCTGGAGGTGCATCTCCAGGGTCATACGGCGGGGGTGGTGGAGGATCGGGTTCAGCATCCTCAATAACAGGCGTATCAACTTATTACGCTGGGGGAGGAGGCGGTGGAGGTAGTCCAGCAGGTGCAGGCGGAGGCGCAGGAGGCGGCGGAGCCGGGGGAGAAACGGTTGCAACCGCAGGAACAGCTAATACCGGTGGTGGGGGCGGTGGCAACAGTAGTGGCAACACAGGCGCTCAAGGCGGATCTGGCATCGTAATCATTAAATACTAAGGAAAAGTCATGGCTTGGTCAGATGTTCTTAAGGCAATCATCCCTATCGTTGTAGCGGTACCTACTGGGAAAAAGTAATGGACGATAAAACCCACGAACTAGCGGTTCTTAAAGCACAAGCCAAGATCAAGCTTGAGGAGCTTAAAGCACAAGACTCGGCCAAAGAAGTAGCAGGTAAAGCCATTGGTGAAGACGGTTTACTGTATATCTTCCTGATCGTGATCGTGGGTGTCGGTGCATCGTTATTCCTCGAAGGTGAAAAGATTGCTGCCGTGATGGGCTTGCTGGGTGCTTCACTTACTGCACTTATTCAGATGCTAAACGGCATTGCGGGAACCGCAGCCAAGCAAGAGAAGCCTGAGTTTGAAGTCATCAAAGACCTTATCCATCGTCTTGACAAATTAGACCGTGCCGAACAACCCATGCAGGTTGACGTTGAAGGCAGCAAAGTAACGGTCAAAAAAGGTCAGGACATCGTAACGGCTAAGGGGTAATTATGTTTGATCTGCTAAGCGGCGGTCTTCTTGGCTCCATCTTCGGTGGTATCTTTCGCCTCGCCCCGGAAGTGCTGAAATTCCTCGACAAGAAGAACGAACGACAGCATGAGTTGAGTATGTTCCAACTCCAGACCGACCTCGAAAAAATGAGAGGCGAGTTCAAGATGGAGGAGAAGTATGTGGACTACTCGATCTCGCAAATGGACACGATTAAGGAGGCTTTTAAGGAGCAGGCCCAAACAGCAAAAGAGGCTGGCTGGTTGGCTTCTTTTATCACTGCTATTACCCGCCCCGGCCTTACTTGGATTGCATTTGGCGTATACGTGGCTGTCAAAGCTGCCGGTCTGACGATTGCTTTTCAAACCAACGCTAACTGGGCGGAGGTACTGACCAAGAGCTACGACGAGGATGACTTCGCTATGCTGAACATGATGCTTACGTTCTGGTTTGTAGGACGATCAATTGAGAAGTACAACAAGTCGTGAATGAGGCCAAGAAGCTTTGCAAGGATGTACTGATCAAGCCCTTTGAAGGGCTAGCAAAGCGTTTGCCTGATGGACGTGTACAGGCTTATCCCGATCCCGCAACCCGTGGGCATCCTTGGACTATCGGCTGGGGAGCCACTGGACCTGATATTAATCCCGGCACTGTTTGGACGATGGAGCAGTGCGAAGATGCGCTAGACCATCATGTGGAGTATTTTTGGCGAGAGCTGATTAAACAGTCCCCTACCATCCAAACCGCGCTACCAAGGCGCATTGCCGCAGTGATTAGCTGGGTTTACAATCTAGGCCCAAGGAATTATCAGATTTCCACGTTTAAGAAACGTATTAATGCGGGAGACTGGGATGGTGCCGCAGAGGAATGCGTCAAATGGAACAAAGCTGCCGGTCGTGTTCTTCCCGGACTTACCCGCCGCCGAGCGGCTGAAGCGGCGTTGATGAGGTAGTTATGCCTGTACGCAAAATCCAGCTGAAGCCCGGTGTCAATCGGGAAAACACGCGGTATACCAACGAAGGTGGTTGGTATGTCTCTGAGAAGGTGCGTTTTCGCCAGGGAACGCCAGAGAAAATTGGTGGCTGGATTCGGTATTCGTCTAACCAGTTTTTGGGTGTCTGCCGAAGTCTCTGGAATTGGATCGCCTTAAACGGCAACAACTATCTCGGTGTAGGCACCAATAAAAAGTACTACATTGAATACTCAGGCGTTTTTAGTGATGTCACCCCGATAGCTGACACGGTATCGCTTAACGACCCCTTTTACGCAACATCAGGGTCAACAACACTTGTTGTTGCTGACTCTGCACATGGAGCAACAAGTGGCGACTATGTTAACTTTAGCGGCGTTACTATTGGTTACGGTGGCGGCAACGTCAGTGCAACCGAACTTAACAGTGAAAGTTTTGAGCTTACTGTTATTAATGCTGACTCCTATAGCATTGAAATAGGAACAGCAGCTAACTCCGTTGATGCAAGCAATTCACCCTTTGGTGACACTGTTACAGCCTATTATGAGCTTGCGGTTGGTGCGGAAACCACAACGCTTGCTTATGGCTGGGGGAATGGCGGCTGGGGAGCAGGCAACTGGAGCTTTGGCGGGGGCAACACCACACCTGCACGTTTGTGGAGTGCATATAACTGGGGCGAAGATCTTCTCTTTGCACTAAGAGGCGGTGGCGTTTATTACTGGGATGCCACCCTGGGCCTTGGTGAACGGGCCATTGACATCACAGACATACCCGGATCTAACCAAGCACCCTCGCAGGTGACGTTTATTTACGTTTCAGACATTTCGCGTTTCTTGTTGTGCTTTGGGGCGAACAATCCAGCAGACAGTATCAGCGGTGCGTTTGATCCCATGCTTATTCGTTGGGCGGATCAAGAAAGCCTTACCGAATGGCAACCCGCTATCACCAATCAGGCTGGCGATTTGCGCTTGTCTCACGGCTCAGAGATTGTTTCTGCGGTGCAAACTCGACAAGAGATCTTTACCGTCACTGACTCAGCGGCTTACTCGTTACAGTACGTTGGCGCGCCGCTCGTTTGGGGTGCCCAACTACTTGGTGACAACATCTCTATCGTCGGCCCCAACACGTTGATTTTTGCCTCAGGCATTGTGTTCTGGATGGGTGTTGATAAGTTCTATCTCTATAGCGGTAGGGTTCAAACTCTTGACTGCGCACTTAAGCGTTATGTTTTTAACGATATCAACCTTTCCCAAGGATTGCAAACGTTTGCAGGCACTAATGAAGGCTTTAACGAAGTCTGGTGGTTTTATTGCTCGGCCAACAGTACAACAGTTGATCGCTATGTCATTTTCAACTACCAGGAAAACATTTGGTACTACGGCACCATGGCTCGCACCGCTTGGTCTGATTCAGGGCTTCGCGATTACCCACAGTCTGCCGACTATAACAGTCGCATTCTGAATCAAGAGTATGGAGTGGACGACAACGCTTCCGGTACTCCAGCGGCTATTGAAGCCTACATTGAATCAGCAGAGTTCGATATTGATGATGGCGATCGGTTCATGTACGTCTATCGGACTGTGCCTGATCTGACTTTCACCGGATCCACAGATGATAGCGATCCTGAGGTTGTTTTCACGATTTACCCCAAAGCAAGCTCTGGCTCGCCTGACGGCACTCCAGTTAGCGGTACGGTAGCCGCGCCTAATTACCCTGTTGATCAATACACCTCGCAGATCTATACCCGCTTCAGGGGCAGGCAGGCTTATATCAAAATTCGTTCTAACAAAGTTGGAACAACGTGGCAGCTTGGAGCGCCTCGCCTTGACATTCGCCAGGACGGTCGGGCAACAGGAAGTGGCGCATGAGCCAGATTAATTTTCCTTCACCGCCAAATCTACCGCTCTCCCCCAATCAGTTTGATACGCGTTATCAGGACGGGTTAAACAACGTCTTTCGTTTGTACTTCAACCGGATTAGCGGGACTCTTCAAAACATACTGGGTCCGCAGGGCGGTCAGTTCTTGAATTTCCCCTCCGCTGCTTTTTACGACACGACGGATCAAACTGCCGCAAGCACAACAGTGGCTTATCCCGTCTCATTAAACAGCACGTCCTTTAGCAATGGCGTCACCGTTGTTAGTGGTTCTCGTATAACGGCTGCTTACTCCGGGATTTACAACATTCAATTTAGCTTGCAGTATGTAAATACAGATTCACAAATCCACGACATTGACATATGGTTTAGGAAAAATGGCACGAATTTAGCCGACTCAAACTCTCGCTTTTCCGTACCGAACAAACACGGATCCGTCGACGGCCATCTCATTGCAACGCTTAATTTCTTTGCAGATCTTGTGACGGATGACTATGTTGAGATAATGTGGTGTACAGACAATGTTGCCGTTAGTCTTGAAACGCTCCCCAGTACCTCGAGCCCGGATAGGCCTGCCATCCCTTCTGCCATTGTGACCGCAACATTTGTATCTTCAAAACTTGAAGGGGCATGACAAACACATGCTTCTTCCTTCATAATGTCGGCCAATATCGCGTCCTTTCCCGGCGCGCGGCCCCCTGTAGGGCCTTGGCTCATTTGGAAAGGTTAAATCATCATGGATGAAGCGATGCAGGGCATTATGTCATTGCCCGAGGACCAAGGACCACGGGCCTCGATCACACCCGAGCAAATGGCGATCTACGATCAGATGCGCCAGACCATACCGCCTAAAGAGTTTGGCGACGAGCTCTTGAACACAGCTATGCAGGCCGATCCTCAAGCAGTTCAAGCGTTCAAAGAAGAACTCATGGCGCTTGAGATTCCGCTGGACACTTTAAAGCTTTTGAATGAGATGGTCGATGCCATCTTAGCAAGCCCTGATGACTACCAAACCCTGCGACGTGAGTACATGCGCCGTGGCGTGACTGAGGATCTTTTGCCTGCGCAGTTCGACCCGGCATTTTTTGCCGCTTTGAACATGGCCCTTGATCAAATGCCCGTGCAGCAACCCCAGGCTCCGATGGCCATGGCAGGTGGCGGCATTGCATCGCTTGCACAGTACGGTCGCAACGGCGACACCATGCTTGCGCATATCACACCGGAAGAAGCCGCATTGCTCAAGGCTCGTGGTGGCGCAGGCACGATTAATCCCATGACAGGTTTACCTGAATACGCAAACATCTTTTCCAGCATCGGCAAGGCAGTCAAAAAGTTTGCCAGCAGCACGGTAGGCAAGATTGTCACAACGGTTGCGCTTGGATTCTTTCTTGGACCTGCCGCAGCATCCATGCTTGGCGTTACATCCTCTGCGGGCGTAGCAGCGGTAGGCGGTTTTCTGGGCGGCGCGGGATCCACGTTGCTTGGTGGCGGCAGCTTAAAGGAAGCTTTGAGAGCCGGTGCGATCGGTGGCTTAACAGCAGGTGCGGCACAGGGCGTCACAGGCGGTGCGGGTGCCTTTACTTCAGGCAGTTACACAGGGCCTACTACTATCAGCGGGCAGTTTGACCGTTTGATGGGCAATGCACCTGCGCCTACTCCGTTGGTTGAAGCAGGACCTGCCCCGGACCTTGCCTCACGGTCTACGATGATGGCCAACGAGTTCGTAGGACCGAATATCCCTGAGACGCCGACAACCAGTAATTACCCCATAGGATCGCAAACACCTGCGCCTATTGCCCCTGAGCCGACTGTCATGACGCAGGCAGGGCAGCAAGTCCCGTATTCGCAATACCAGACAATGCCCCAGGCACCGCAGCCGAGCTATCTTGATCAAGCCAAGGGTTTGTATGACAAGTACATGCCGGAAGCGCTTGGTGGATCGCGCGGCGCGGTCACGCCTGACATGGTGCAAGCGCAGATGCCCAAGGCAGCACAAATGGTATTGACCTTGCGTCCTGATCTTACGCCTGGATCTGGTGAATTCAGTCGTTTAGTCGCCGCTAAGGCAACGGAACTCGCAACACCGGGACTCTTGTCTACCTACGGCCCTGCCGCAGCACTTGGTCTTGGTGCAACAGCACTTGCCGGAGGGTTCAAGACAGCCCCTGCCACGATGCCACTTGGACCGCAAAAGACGGGTGTAGACCTTTTGAGAGAGCGCCCCGATTTGTATCGTCTTTACTTCGGTGGCCTTGGTCCGGGAGCCCAGCGCTACAACCCGTACTTGCCGCCGCTCCCTCCGGTAGGCATGGCTGAAGGCGGTATTGCAGACCTGAATAAGTTCCCGCGCAAGACCGGTCACATCAAGGGCCCTGGCACAGGGACCTCGGATTCCATTCCTGCGATGCTGTCAGATGGCGAGTTTGTGTTCACGGCCAAAGCAGTGCGGTCCGTGGGCAATGGCTCACGGCGTAAGGGTGCAAAGCGTCTTTATAAGTTGATGAAGGCTCTGGAGAGCAACAATGTCCACAACTAGTTACCAGCAACAGATCGTCCGGGAAGCTCCGGAGATTGAGGCCTATAAACTAGGCCTATTAGAAGAAGGCAAGAGCCTTTACAACACGCCGCTTGACTTACCCGCATACGAGGTAGCGGGCCAGTCTGCTGGGCAAATACAGGCTGCGGATCTCTTGCGCCAGGGCATTGGTGCTTACGAGCCCTTCATGCAGGCAGGCTCGCAGGCCTTGACTCAAGGACAAACGCTCGCGCAACAAGGCGCGCAACTTGCAGGCGGCATCAATGTCGCACCGCAATTTCAGGCGGCACAAGATGCACTTGGACGGGGCCTTGGTGCGGCAGACATCCTTGGCGGCTATGCGCAGACCGCTGGCCAGGGTTTGCAGGACATTTTGGGTGGTGTAGCCGGTATCGAGCAGGCACGCAAAGGCTTGCCTGAGTACATGCAAGGGGATCTCCGCACATCCCAGGCACTTTTAGGTGAGGCAGCGCGTGGTACGCGTGCGGCAAGCGGCTCGTTCACCACGCCCACGACGGCACAGTCTTACATGTCGCCTTACGTCCAGGCCGTGGTTGACATTCAACAACGTGAGGCACAGCGTCAAGCCGACATTGCAAGGACACAGCGTGCCGGACAGGCGGTGAGCGCAGGCGCTTTTGGCGGGTCGCGTCAGGCTGTGATGGAGGCCGAAGCTGCAAGGAACTTGGCTCAACAGAAAGCTGACATCCAGGCAATGGGTCTACAGCAGGCTTATCAGCAGGGTCAGCAGCAGTTTAATGTTGAACAACAAGCCGCTGCACAACGCGCTGCACAGATGCAAGGTATCGCAGGCACTTACGGTCAGCTAGGCCTGCAACAAGCGCAGTTGGGTCAGGCTGGAACGCAACTAGCCGGTCAGTTGGCAGGGCAACAGGCGCAGCTCGGGCTTATGCCTGCGCAGTTAGCGCAAACTCAGGCCGGGATCCTTGGTCAACAAGCCGGTCTTTATGGTCAGCTTGGTCAAGGCATTGCAGGTTT